ACAGCAAGATGAGTCGCTACGCTTCCAGTATACAGAGTCAAAGGGGGTAGATGTCTGGACCAGAGGACAGGCTACCCTACTCAATGACACAGCCAGCTTCTATGCAGGATCAGCACCTGCCCAACTTATCGGTGTTAACGATGGAACCGATGACTGTATCTTTGTAACAGATGGCACAGCACTTAAGAAGATTACAACAGGTGGCACAGACACAACTATTAGCCAGGCTGGTACACCTTCGACTATCTTTAGCCTTACAACAGATGGCTCAAACTATTACTTTATCAATGGCACAAAGATACACAGAGGTTCAGTAGGTGTAACTCCTGCTGATTCTGAAATCTATGATGCACCTACTACAACACGAGCCACCATCCGCTATGTCAAGCAGCGTCTTATCTTGGCTAAAGAAAATTCTATCTATGAATTAGACGCTAATGCTACTAGCTCTGCTGCGCTACCTACTGCCTTCTATACGCACCCTAACGCTAACTGGGTATGGTCAAGCATCGCTGAAGGACCTACGGCTATCTACATCTCAGGCTATGATCCTAATGGAACATCCTCATCTGTCTTTAAGATAGCGTTAGATCCAACAACACCTAACTCACTAGGTTTCCCAACACTAGAAACACCAACAGTTGTCATTGATATGCCACAAGGTGAGCGCATCAATGACTTTGATGTATACCTTGGACTCTACGCAGTCCTTGCTACCAACCTAGGATTTAGAGTTGGTATATCAGATAACAATGGCAACATCCAATATGGACCATTACTCTTTGACCAGGCTGCTTGTAATGCTATTGCATTCCGTGACCGCTTTGCCTACATCGCTACCACAGTAGATGGTGAGGCAGGCTTAGTACGTGTAGATCTATCTACTACGGTCTTGTCTGGTTCACTGTTCTTCCCGTGGGCTTGGGACCTTGTAGCCTTGGGAGTAAGTGCTAGTGCTAATCAGGTTGCCTTCTTTGGTAACTCTGACAGAGCAGCATTTGCTACAGGCAATAACGTATGGGCAGAGGCAACCAACAGCCTTGTAGCAACTGGCTACCTGCGTACTGGTTACATCCGCTACAACACACTAGAGACTAAAATCTTTAAGCTGATGCAGGCACGAGTAGATACTACTAACGGTGGCATTTTGATTCAATCTATTGACTCTGTTGATAACTTCTACACTATCGGTAACTTCTCACAGCAATCTGCTGTTCCTGAGATTAACATTAACTACCCACAAACTGCACAAGAATACCTTGGCTTCCAATTTACCTTGTCTCGTTCGACAACTGATGCAACCAAGGGGCCACTATTTACTGGCTACCAACTCAAATCCTTACCAGCAGTACCACGTCAGCGCCTGATCCAGTATCCATTGTCTTGCTTTGACCACGAATCAGACAGCCTGGGTGTAGAGACTGGCTATGAAGGATCTGCCTTTGCACGTATGGCACAGCTAGAGGCTATTGAAAACGCTGGAGATAGCATTCAGATTCAAGACTTTAGAACTGGTGAGTCATACATTGGACTGATTGAAGAGATAGATTTTAGAAACAACACACCATCTGATAAACGCTTTTCAGGATTTGGCGGATTACTACTAGTAACGATTAGGACAATCTAATGCAAGCACAAGACTATGCAACAGTAGCCGTTGCAGTAATGACAATCGTAGGTGGCTTTGCTGCTGGTGTTCGCTGGATGGTCAAGCATTACTTGAATGAACTCAAGCCTAATGGTGGCTCAAGTGTCAAGGACTCCATTGCAAGATTAGAAACAAAGGTAGAGATCCTTTACCAGATGATGTTACGGAATGGTAAGAATGAATGAAGAAATTTGCCAAGGTAGCCACTCCTGCCGCTATTGCTGTACTTCGACAAGCCACGGCGATATCACCTTCTCGGAAGAAAGCCTCAGATGGATTGCTTCCATCGGCAGCGCACAGGAAACAGAGTCCTAACTCAGACCACAACACAGGTCTGGCAGTTGATTTAACTCACGATCCTAAAAAGGGTATTGATTGTGTAGATATCTTTCAGAAGTTAAAGGAAGATAAGCGCGTTAAGTATCTAATCTTCAAAGGTAAGATCTGGTCAG